ATGGCTACCGTAAATTTCCTTTATCGTTCTACAAAAGACGAATCCACTCTAAACGCTCGGCTTCTTTACCGGCTCAACAGTCCTGATTATCCAGAAGGTTATAAAGATTTTGTTTTAGGAAGTAAGACAAATATTCAAGTATCAAAACATTACTGGTCGAAGCTTCATAATAAGAGATCAAAGGATATTGAAATCCAAAACAAGCAGACTGAAATAAACAGCCAGACAAACGAACTTTCAAATTTTATTCTAAAGGCATTTGATAAAGAGCCGGAACAGGAACTAGATAAAAAATGGCTGCAGAATGTAATAAAAAACTATTACAGCCCTCAAGATGAGGAGCAGGCACTTCCTAAAGATGTAGTCAATTATCACGAGGCTTTTATTGATATGAAAGGAAGTGAATTAACTGAAGGAACTAAAAGGAAATATAGGGTAACAAAGAACCTTCTGATCCGGTATGAGAAAGAGATCAATTCAAAAGTCCTAATCAAAAATGTAAATCTTTCTTTCAAAAAGAGGTTTGAAGCTTACTGTTTAGATAAAGGTTATGCTCCCAATACAATTACCAGAGCATTCCGGACCATCAAAACACTCTGCCGTCATGCTAAATTTCACGGCTTAGAAACCAGTTACCAATTAGACAGTATAAAGAGCAGCTACCATAAAGTGCCTAATATCTATTTGAACTTTGAAGAGTTGGAGAAGCTTGAAAAAATAGATCCTGAAAAACTAACAGAGAGCTATGAAAATGTAAGAGACTGGTTAATTATTAGCTGCTACACAGGTCAACGAGTTTCTGACTTTATGAGATTCCATAAAGAGCAAATAAGAATTGAGAACGGTAAAAGCTACATCGAATTCACTCAAAAGAAAACTGGAAAAGTTATGACCGTTCCTCTACACCCTAAAGTATTAGAAACACTTGAGAAAAGAAATGGGGAATTTCCCAAAGCCATATCGGACCAGAGATATAACGACTACGTAAAAGAGGTTTGCAAAATTGCTGAAATCAATCAGAAAGTTACAGGCAGTAAAAAACTAGAGACTGAACCAGGTAGTAAGAAATACAGAAAGAAAACCGGTATTTATGAAAAGTGGGAACTCGTTAGTTCTCACATAGGCCGGAGGTCTTTTGCCACAAACTTTTACGGAACCATCCCTACAAGCTATCTAATCTATGCAACCGGACATTCTACAGAAGCAATGTTCCTGAACTACATAGGAAAGAGCAATAAAGATTTAGCTATTGAAATGACAAAGTTCTTTTGATTACAGATAAGCGTAAAACTTTTACAATTAGATAGTTTACATTTCACAACAACAAAAAACCAATTATGAAAACACTTTACATTTTAGCAATCTTATTTTCTCTGAGCGTTTCAGCTCAGGCTCCCAAATTTGAACTAACCCCTCAAGGTTTTACAAGTGCCAGTGATCCAGAGCAAAACTATTTAGTAATTGAATCCCCGGAACTAGATCAGGCTCAAGTTTATAAAAAAGCCCTCACCTATCTTCATTCGATATACAGCAATCCTGATGAAGCGCTTAGCGTTATTGAAAATGAACAGATAACAGTTGCCGGATACGCGCCTAATAGCATTCACAGAAACGGGATGCACGTGTTCGATATGGACTATAACTACATCTTAAAATTTAAAGATGGAAAATTGAGAATTGACGCTCCTACTTTTGGACTGACCACTTTTACAGATCACAAGCAAGTATTACATTTAGTATGGACTAAATTCAGTTTTAATGGTTCTGATTTGGGGATCTACGGAAAGAAGGATAAACTAAAATCTGACAGAGCAAAAGAAGATTTAGAGAATCATTTCAACGCGATAGTCGCAGGAATATTTGAAGCTATTAACAGCGCAGGTGATGACTGGTAATTAAATAACAAATATATGAACCCATACCTCCAAATAGCAAGAGAACACCTCAGCATTGAGGATTTAGAAATGCTCTTAAAAGAAAAAAGGGGCAACTCAGCTGAGCATATGACCTATGAGCAAAGTAGAGCCGCTTACTACGGTGAGCAATTTAAAAAGCTGCATAGACGTAAAAGTTAGCAGGAAAGATTTTCAATTAATAAGTTACGAAAGGGAAAATTTCCCCATTCCTAAAATCTTAATTCAATTTGCAACACATTTCTTTTCAGAAACAAAATAATACAAATAAAATAAGCCTCTAAATGAGGCTTATTTATTTTTGCTTATATACTCTCCTTCTTTCCAATCTTTATGCTTTTCGCACCACTCTAAAAGGCCTGTTATAAATTTAAATTTGATAGCTTGAGCCATAGCGGTTTCAAAACTCAACTTTTGATCAATATGCCTTATTAAAACAAAACGCTTATGAAAAGCTTTATTTCCTTTTAAAACAAAAGAAATACTATTACCAGAAGTTAATTTGCTATCTACATCAACCTTTCCACTACTAATAATTTTTTCAACAATAAAATCAACGTCAACTTTTGGGTGATATTCTGAACTCATATTAGCTAGCTAAATCAAATTTTTGAGCAAATTGATCGCCAGTACTAAATATTTGATTAAATACACTATTTTTAGTGTCAAAGTTCATTACAGTAGTAGCACCATCTTTTTTACCAAAACTCCAACCTAAAACTTTTAAGTCGTTTTCTAAACCTTTTCCAAATTTCTCTGAACTTAAACAAAAAAGCTCGATTGCTTCTTTAATTGCAGCATCAGCATCAACAACATCTTTTGCAATTGTTTTAAGCCCAAGTAAAGGTATATCAATAGATATAGTTTCATCATCGTCATTATCTTTATCCCATATAGGCATAAAAACAGTAACAGAAGTTAAAGCGTTATCAACACCTCTTTCTATTTCAATATTTGCTTCGCTATTTTTCATATTAGTTTTATTACTTCTTGTAAAAGCAGTATGTAAAAATACAGTATAACTTATATATGTGTAAACAAGAACGATACCTTTTATCTATCATGCTATATAACAAAAAAAGGATATAACTATAGCTTTACATTCTCATTTATCACCTGTAAGTTAATATATAATTTTAGTTATACTACAAACAATATCTATACCAACTACAAATCATCTTACTTCGCCTTTAATTACAGATGTTCTAACGAACACAACTAAATATCTTTTAATTCCAAAATAAAAAACACTGACGGCATTTATACCGTCAGTGAAAAAAAACAAAACCAACTAAAGAAAAATTAACCTCCTGCTTGAAATTGTAGAATCGCTGACTCAATACTTGCGAATCGTCCGTCAATACTTTCTAGGTATCTGTTGTATCTGGTGTTTACGCTTATTTCAGCTAGATATATATTAGCCTGCTGGTTGACCGTTAGCATTTGACGTTGATCCAACCTAACAGCATTTAAAGTACCTGCTAAAATATTTGCTGTGTCTTCTGTAACTGAAGCTATAGCACCGCTTAACCCCTGTTTAGATGTATCGGCACCTAAAGAGCCAATACCGGTATTTTCCAGTATGTCATTAATCGCGTCTAAGTCAGTTTGAGCGCCTGTTATTAGTGTGTTGTAAAAATTTCTAAGCCTTTCGATATCTGCTGAACTATAACTACCGTCTGATCCTGCCTCAGCAAATTCTTTATAAAAGTCCTCAACTTGATTAGCAAGAAAGTTGATTTTGAAATTATTCAATAAGGCTTCTTGCATCATTACCCCAAAGTCATCGGCAAAGTCTGAGGCTGCTCTTTTACCGTTCCGGAATCCTTCAATAATACTATCGGTAATTGACTGAGACGAAGTGCCGGTATAAATTTCGTTGAGTTCTGCTTGCAGTTCCTGAGCCTCTCTTTTTAACTGCTTTGCCTGCTCTGCAAATTCTTCAAGTTTCGCGGCATCTGTACCACTTCCTTTGCCTTTTTTCCCTACAGTTAACCCTAAAAGTTTAACCTGCTTTTCTGCTTCTTTTTCGGCTCGCTCAGCTCTTTTAATATCCTCTTGCAACTGCTCAAGGTTCTTTAATTGGTCCAGTCTACTTGTGATCTGGTCGCGGCCTACACTTTTAGAAATGACATAATCTAAATCGTCAATTGCTGAATTCAGGCTTTTAATGGCTGCCTCAAATTTTGCAGTATCAGAAACAACCTCAACAGTTAACGCGCTATCTAATACTTTTAGCCCTCCGGAAACAATATCAACAACATTACCTGTCGCAATCCCTTTACCTAGTTGTCCTGCACCGGCTGCAACTCCTGCGAGTTGATCTACTAATTTTGCGGTGTCCTCATCTCCGAATTTTGAAAACAAAGAAGATACCTGTCCTAGTATTCCGGCAATTTCATTTCCTGTCTGCTGAATATTATTACCTAACTCTTCCTGTGATCTGGATATTTCTTCATTATAAGCGATTATCTGATCCTTTGTGAGTTCTTCAGATTTTAGTTTTGTCTTTAGCTTTTTGATATGTGCCCGCAATTCACGGTTATTCATATCGAACAACTTGTCTTGAAAATCGCCGTTAAGATTCTCTACATCATTAAGATATTTCTCAGCCTCTTCTAACTCTAATCGTCTTATCTTAATTCGCTCAGCTAATGCTTTACGCTCTTCATCGGTCTGGGCTGCGTAAAACTTTTCGTATAGGGTTCTTAATTGTCGATCAATCGCATTTATAGAAGTAATATCAATTTCAAAGTCAACCGGTACCGTAATTGGCTGTAGACTATTTGGCGAAGTCACAATACCTCTATTTAGGTTGATACCTTCCTTCTCAGCCGATAAGGCTATTTTTTGCTGTTCAGCAAACACCTTTGTTTTATCTAACTGATTCTTTAGGAATTCACCGTAATCAGATCCCTGCTTTAAAAGTGTTTCAAACTGAGCATCTGCAATCTCTTTTCCTATTTGCTTAACTACGGCCTCGTACTTTTCATACTCCTCCTTATTCTTATTGAGCATTTCAGTAAATGCATCTTTCTTGGAGTCTCCACCAGATCCACCTTTCGGAGTATAATCAGTATTTAAAAGGCGTTGGCGTTTTAAAGCATAGTTTCTAACCTCATCAATCTCACTTTCTAAAAATGGCTTTAGTGAAGGAATATCTTTTGCCAGGTCTATAGATTCTAAAGTTTCAAGTATTTCCTTTCTAGCATCTACCAAGTTTTTAGTGTCTGGAAATTGATATTTTTCAAATGGCTTCAATGCTTCCAGAGAATTAATTGCAGCAACTTCTTTCGCTATCTGCTTAAACCCTTCCGCGTTGTCATAAGTAAGACGTTTAATACGTTGAAGTTCATCTTCCTCCTTGTCAAGCTCATTATTTGCTTCCCTAAGCCCTCTACTGTAAAGATTTATAGCATCGTTAGCAAAGTTTAGATCAGCAATCAAACGCCCTCCCTTTCCGAATGGGTTTGCATCTAATTGCTTGTTGAGCTTTCCTAGTATTTCAGTTGGTGAATCGCTGTAACTGAAATTCAGTTTTATATCTTCTTCAGCTGCGTAAGTTTTAATCTCCTCTACAAGCTTATAGAATTCTGAAACGCTTTGCTCATAAAGTCCTTTTTGAGTTGCTTTATTATTTTGAGCATCTATAACCTTTTGATTAAGTCCGCTTAGTTTTAATCTTCTGTTTTGCTCGTCATTGATATCAGAAAGAGCTTGCTTAACCTTTTGAAGAGTTGTTTCAAGGTCATCATTTTTAATCTTATCCAGATCAATACTCTGAAGGTATTCTGGATACTGATCTTCTAATTTTTGGATCAGCTCAATCTTTTCAGCGTACGTAGTGTTTGTATCTAAAATGCTGGATTGTAAAATATTGAATTCATTCGCTTGTTTACGTATGGCGTCGTTGTAATTTTCGGTATCTGCAATTGCGCGATTAAGAAACTTTGCCAGCTCATTACTTACATCTAAAGCGGATTCCCCTATGCCTCTCGTAATGGCTTTAATTCTATTCCCTAGTAAACCTAATTGATTCACATTTGAAGAAATATTTCTTTCAAAGGCCTCTTGTGAAGCTCCGGCTGAATTACCTAGATCTTCTAAGTCCTGAGCTGCACCCTTCGCGTTTTCTCCGGTAGTTGACAGAATGGCCCCCATAGCTTCAACGCTTCCGGTCAGCTCCTTTAGCTTGTTCTGGCTTCCTCCGGCTTCGTTATAAACTGCCTGGAATGCGTTTTGAAGCGTTAGGGATTCAGAAGCCCCATCTCCCAGTACTTTAGTAGTAGCTTCAATAGCTGCTCTGATTTGGGTCATAGCTTGTGCAGTTGGTACACCTTGCTTTGTAAGTGAAGCAACTGCGGCCAATACTTCTCTAAACTCAAAACCGGAAGCAGCCGCCAATGGTGCTACCTGAGATAAAGAACTCGATAACTGCTCAAAGTTGGTCTTTCCTAACTTTACGGTCTGAAATAAAGCATCTGCAACGTCTTCTGCATCTTCTGCACCTAACTTAAATGCGTTTAATACAGTTGTAATACCGTCTGCTGCTGTTTCGGTTGTGGTTACACCTGCAGTTGCGGCCTTAGCTGCTGTTTCAAGTAGCTTTAAACCTTCCGCACCATCATAACCGGCACTAACAATCTGGTAGTAAGCCTTAGCAAGTTCAACGGGTCCGTCTGGGCTGATCTTACTTAGATTAAAAACCTTTGATGAGATATCGTCAAAATTATCCTGAGTCGCTTTTGAGATTGTTTCAACCTCTTTCATAGCCTTCTCAAAATCCTTTGCCAATTGAAATGAATCGTTTGCTATGGCAGTAAAGGCAGTAGCCGCCCCGAGCAATAAGCCTGCGAATGGATTAATGCGGCTTACAGTGCTTGCTAAACCTCCTATAATTCCCTCAGCTTCTCTCGCTCCCTGTTTAAGCCCATCGTTATTTATGCCACTGGCAAAAAACAAACTGTTACTCCCCCGTACTGCCATAACTGTAAACTATTTTAAAGAAGAGATTCCGATTTGAAGAACCTCATCATCTGTGTAATCGTCAATATTAGCCGTGAACATTAAGAACTTATTAAGCTCTTGGTCATCGGATTGAAGAGCGCTACTATTGACTAAGTTTTTAAACTCTTCTTTTCTTCGCTCAATTTTCTCAGAATTACGTCTAAATTGTATCTGAGTGATTCGGTAAGCGACTAGGTCTTTTGCTATTTGTTTTATTTCTTCTTGTGCTGTCATAACTATTATTTTTGCATTCCACTCATAACTTTTTGAACAAATTCTTTTTTGTCCTTCTCTGAGGTTTTGCTTTTCTCAGATTGCTCTAATCGTTTATCGATTGAGTCCATTCGTTTGCTTAATCCTTTAACTGCTTCAAGGATTGCTTCTCCTGTTTCTTGGTTCATTTTTTAGGTATTTAAGGTTATTGACTTGATTGTTTGTAAAGCTTGATTTCCTCAGCTGTAGGCTCGGTTTTAGGCTTTTCCTCTTCCTTCTCTTTGGAAGACTCGTTAACCTTTTTTTCAAGAGTGTCAATTTTCTCCTGCATCCCTTTCATGACATCCATCATTCCAGATAATACTTTTGTTGTGCTCATTCTGCTTTTTTGTTTTTAGTTAATTTTTTCTTTCAAAAGAGTAATCATATAATCCGTGATACTCATTCCTTTACGTGCTGCAGCTACTTTGATTTTCTTTTTAAAAGCTGGCTTCACATTGAACGTAACACGCTTATAATCTGTTTGGTTTAGTTCTTGACTCATGGTTAATAATTTTGATCTTAAACAAATAGATGAATTATGTAAGAAATTACAAGGGGTTTTACCCACGGTCTCGCGTAGATGGTATGCTTTTGATGCATTCTACTCCGTTAGGGGCTAGTATGGAAAATGAAAAAACCCTGTAAACATTAGCTTGTAATATTTAACAGGGTTTTAATTGTACGGTATTTGTACGGTGAAGCATCAACCGCCCCAACTTAAGCCTTTAACCGGCTTTGGTTTGCTGACTGTGAACCCTAGTGTTATTAGTTCAAATATTTCTCTCATCATAAATGGGTCTAGTAAATCGGTACTCTCCCCGTTGAGATACTTTTGTTTCATTTCTGCTTTTGGAATCAAAGCTTCTGGCTCTTCATCCAATTTCTTTTTCTTCTTTATCGCCTTACGCTCAGCTATCATACGTTGCCTTATGGTTTGCTTTTCATTAAACATCACATTATGCAAATGAGGCATTACCCATATTTCGTTACGCTCAACTCGTTCACCGCTTAACGTATAGCATTGAGCTTTGAGATTCTTAAACTTTCGCCCGTCCTTAGTTTCTATCGCCTTACTATTGCTGTCAAAAGCAACAGAGTTAGGTATGAAGGCGTTATCAGATCCGCCAATAAAAGCCCCTACACCATTAGCATCATAAGCAATGTGCCTATTAGGCACCCCCCATTTCTTAGCCATTGCTAAGATTTCATCAATTATTTCTTTGCCGGTAGATTTATCAATCTTAACTATATCCCGAATCCTGAAGCCTTCCCAGAAATATATTACTAGCTTGTCTTTACCTGAAGTGGCAACATCGACTGTAATATATTTATCTCCAGAAAGGACGAAGTTATTTGTAAAAATATCTTTAAAAGAACTGTACTGATAAATGTCAGCTGGATTTATAGACACTTTCCAGTTCCCATCTAATAACTGACTTTTAGTGTCTTCATCTTGAGAGGCTAGGTTTGCTAGATACTCAGGGTTTACAGATAATAGTTTTTTATTTTCATATACAGATCCACCTATAAATGTGATCGACTTTACAAAGTGCTTTGCATCTACTCCCGAAGCTTCAACCAATGGCTGCACGAAATAAGCTGCTTTCTTCAAGCACTCTTCGACCGTATCTCCCCAGATCATGGTGTCTCCATCCTTGACAAAGTATCTTACGACTCCTTGTCTCTCTGGAATAGGAAAACCATCTTCACCAATCCACCAGCTTATCAAATCAAAAACCCAACTATCTGGATCTGGGTTGCACGTGGCCCTTATGTATGGCTTAACTCCACAACTTGATCTATTACGCGACAATAAATAAAAGAACGTCTGTTTTGAAAAGTGGGTTAACTCGTCAAAACCTATGAACGGTATCTGGGAACCTTGCCAGCTTGTTACGTTTTTCTCATGCTCTAAATGCGAGAACTTAATCTTTGCCCCGCTCGGGAACTTCCATTGCAAATCTGTTTTATTAGGGATCGCTCCTAAGTAGCTGTATATTTTTTGGCTTTCATCCCATAACCCCCCTTGCGCTTTTATCTGGGTTGTTAGCCTTCTAAAAATTACGGCCCCAAAGTCTGGGTTATTAACATCTCTCAAAGGGTCAAGCAGCAAACAAGTTGTCTTACCCGAACCAGCACTGCCTCCTCCTATAACAATATCTGCAGGAGAGGATAACGCTATTCCCTGATAACCGGGTTGAGCTTCAATAATCTTAACCTCTTCCATTGTCTGGGAGTTTTACTAAGATTATATTATTTGTTTTCTGCTCGTTATCCTTCTCATAAAATCCGGTGTGCCGATTAATCATATCTTGAGCGGTTTCTTTATTCACGAATTTTAAATCAACAACATCTTCAGTTATTGTTTCTCCGTTTCTCGTGAATCTTCTTCTGGTGTGCTTGAAGCCAGATATCAACTGCCTTATTTCTAAAGGAAGATTTTTTATTTCTTCAACGCTTAACCCTAAAGCCACTGTAATATCAGAAGAAGCCCAATCGTTTAATTTTCTTAGCGTGTCCTGTTTTGTGATATTCAGTATTTCAGAAGCTTCACTCTTGAGTTTTGATATTTCATTTTGAATGTTGTCATTTGCTAGCAATCTGACAGCCTGTGTTCTCGCTCCGGACTCTGCATAATTAGCCCTAATTGCTGCTTGAGTAGCATTCAAATCAACCATATACTCTTCACAAAATCTTTTCTGTCTTGGGGTTAATTTTTTCATTCCCTAAATGTTTAAATCAAAACCACTCTTTGAGGGTTTGAAGTTGTCTCTGATGAAATACGGCTTATTTTGCCATCCTTTAATTTGCTCTGAATTCTTATTCAAATACTTCTGAGCCTTTGCCGGTATTCCTTTCACTAAATGTCGTTGGTCAATATTCCCCCCGGACAGATAGCTTTTAAATTTTTCACGTGGTAGTACAATAGAGTTTGATACACATTTGCACATCGGATGAAATCCTACGAACTTGAAATCTTTAGAATAAGATCCCACAAGGAAATCGCAAATATCCCTCACCACATGTGCCGCGCTTAGTTCTATTCGTTGACCCATTACAAACGGCATTGTCTTTCTGCGTTCAAAGTCATTTGTCCTATACGCTATGTTCACCTCATTGCGGCTAATCCTCAATGCATTTTTATAACTGGACCGGTACACACCTTGCCCGGGGTTATAGTTTTTAGCGGGCTGGCTCAATACCAGTTTCCCTTCTTCATTTCTTAACCTCCTGAATCTTCGCTCTGGCTCCTTTAGATATTTCTTTAAATCCGTTGCCATTTCCGAAGCACTACGCCCGTTTACAATACCACTTTCCAGTAACAGGTTAACGGCTTCTCTCGTTCCTTTGGTTACGCTTACAACTCGATCACTCAGGAATGAACCGCCCACTTTTCTTTTAATGAATGATTTAGCGGCCCCGGCATTATTCGCAAGCATTGTTTCAACCTGTTCACCTGGCACACCCATATCTTTGATGTAATCTTTAATGAAGTCATCTGAACAGGCGTTTGATAAAGAGAAACTGGTTTCAATCTGTTCTTGAACCAGCCTCTCCAAATCATCATTAAACCTAATCAACGCATTATCAAAGGCTCGTTTTCTTGCATCGGTCATTCTTCCGTTATAACCTCGAAATATCGTTCCAAACTCCCGGGTGTATTCTGCATACAATCTGTCTAAATGCCATTCTTGAGCATTTATCAAGCTGAAGAGTTTTCTTTCACACGGGTTTGGCTTACTCATCTTCTAAGACTAAAGAGCGTGAAGATCTTTGCGCAGTTTCTTTCTGTATCTGATCAATTTCTGTTTTAACATCTTTGGTGTATGGGCTTTTAGAAACTGAACTTTCTTGACTCATTACCGGGTAACCTCCGTTTGCGTCTACAAGGGCCTTTATTTCCTCCGCGATATCTCTAGGTATAGATAGGTTGAAATCAATATCAAATTCTAATTCTTCATCCTTTATACCCATGCCGTTTTTAACAACGTTGATAATTCGCTCAATAACCGTTCGGTATTGTCCTTGTTTTGACTTCGCTTTATTAATGGCATCCTGAAGCATCAATTCAAGAGCCCGTCCAGATATTGTTCCGATTCCCTTTACGTTATCAAAGGAAAGATCTGGAGTCTGGCTTATATTAAAAATGAATTCTTTTAAAAACTTCATCTCAAGTTCAATCGATTGAACTCCGGTATCTCTTTGCAAAAAATCAGCATCTGCCTCTACTATTTGTCCGTTTTTCTCTGCAACCCCTAGAAGTATTGATTTTCCGTCATCTGAGATATCAATCAAACCCTCTTCTTTGCCGTCCTTATTTTTAACAGTGGATCCTTTCAATTTCAGAATAGGAAACGCGAAGTAATTATTTGACCCGGCAAGCTTACTGAGTATCATTTCAATACGATCTATCATCTCTTTAACGTCATACCACTCCGGTTCTGGCTGTTCGTTAAAAACAACTGGTATAACGCCAAAACTATGAGTGTCACTTCCTAGATACTTCAGATCTGAAGAGCCTGGCCCGCTGTATTTATGAATGTACTCATCTGTGAATATCCAGAGATGACTCACCTCATCAATAACAAACTCCCAATAAAAAGCTACCAAATCACCATAAACATCGTATTCCGGGGTATACTTCCCGTTATCTGAAGTGTACATTCTGGCTTTGATTTCTTTATCAGTACCCGCTTCAGAAAATATAAATACGGCCATAGTCTCAGACATAACCACTTTAGCAAATTCCAGAAGTTTGTTATTGATCCTGTTCTTTTTAAGTGTCTTCAAAATCCTTTGACCGTTCTCGTTTTCTGGATCATTCGCGGATATACTCACCGGTTCGGCTAACAAAAAACTTGCAGCTGTCTCCACAATCTTTCTTTGCAGGTTGATTACGAGCCGCTCAGCCTCAATCGTCTTCAGATTGTTTTGGTAGTTCTCCCGGTAACCGACTTGAAGTTTTCTGATTTTTCGATCGCCTCTGTACTCTTTAACGAAAGGAGTTACGTTTCTAGAGTTAGCCTCAATAAATTTTATTACCTGATCTTTATTCGTGTAATCTACTTGAGTTGTTTCCATAACTTCTTACTTTAAACGTTCTTGTCTTTCTTTTGCTGCTTGAGCCCTTTTCTGCTCTCTGGTTCCAAATTCTTTAAGCCTTTGTTTATAGATTACATCTTGCTCAATTGCAGATTTGATTGAGTGTGGTTTTAAATTGTATTGTCCATCTTTAGCGTGAAAGAAATACTCCGCTATAGAATTCACATTCATAGCACCTCTGTATCCAACCGCTTCCAGTTCTGAAATCAATTCCTTAAAACCATCCAGAAATTTATTTGCTGCCTCATAAATCTTGTGCTGCTGTTCTGTCTCCAGATAAACCTTGCAATGCTCTTCAATGAATTTCGCTTCTGTTTCTTCAGTTATCATAAAACTGCCGCCGACGTAATCAATCATTTCCAGTTTTAGAAACGGGGTGTTGTCATTAAAACCTCTGTGATAATCCCGGAAAGAAATCACATTTTGAACATCGTCTTTAAATTTTTGAAATATATCATTACTCCCTTTTATTAGGTTTGCTTTGATAAGACTAGAAGTGATCCCGACTTTTTTAATTTGAGATTCGATATTTCTCAAATACTTTTGCTCCATATTTCTCAAGCCTCCTTTTTTAATCTCTTGAAAAACCTTATCAGAGAAGTCCCCCATTTCAAGGCTCTTATATCCTGTTAGCATATTTACTAACAGAGGTTTAATTTTTTTCAGGTCTTTGTGGATGTTTTCGACACCCTTGTTGTCCTGATGAATTAATTTTTTTGCTTCCATACTCCTGTTTTTATTAGGTTTTTCACCTCATTTGTTTAATTATTGATTTTAATTTTGCTGATAATCTGATCAACGTTTTTGTACTCTGTAAATAAGCGCTCAAGGCTTATTTCCTTGCAAGCAACCACCACCTTGTTAGATGGCTTACCGTCTTTTTTTAATTCATATAATGCCTTCTCAACTTTATTTAAAGCTGCTTTTTGACGTTTCACCAATCGTCGTTCAGCCAATTCTTTGACCTTCTTTTTGATGTTAATATCCTTTGGCATTATTCCGTACTCATCTAGAAAATCGTAGAGGTATATGCGACCAGGCTCAATTGAATTCGTTTCAGTAAATTGAGCGTGTGCTTCTCTAAGACCATTGAGTATTAAGTCTATTTTTTGGTCTTCGGTGAGTTCGTCTGTTTCGCAAGAGTTGTCTTTAAAAAGTGGAATGTTATAATCGTGACGAGTCTTTAGGAGCCATTTCTTGTACTGATCTAAAACCTTCGATACGTATTCCGCATTGAAGAGTTGAAAATGCTGTACTCTGTCTCCATACACTCCGTAACGCTCCAGTTTAAATGCGTAGTCAATTTCCTCAATAGACAAGTTTTTAAAACGTGCTAATATCATTTCCTTTATATCCTGCTTGTTGATATTACTTATAGGATCTTTTAGACCAATGAGATTTGCGGCTTTTACAAACACCATCGCTAAGTTTGGCCCTAACTGATCAGATGGTATATTTTTGATTTTATCAAACTCTACCACATTCCGAGCAAAAGCAATCTCTGTTAGGTTACCAACCTTCGCTATTCTGTCTGATAGTTTCTGCTGACTGACGGTTAATTGTTGGCTCTGTGCTTCCATGTTGACTTTTATTTAAAGGCTGATTAGCTTGCGCTACTAGTTTTTGAAATTGTTTTCTAAGTGTTTTTATTGAAAGAATATTAGTTTTCCAAAATTCCCCGGCTGGTGAGTTGAGATATTTATAAACCTTGACAACGTGTTCTTTGTTTACCTCATCTCGCTCAAACATCAATCTAATCTGATCTACATAATTCTTGTAGGTAGCTTCACGTTGATCTTTTGTGGGTGAATTTTTTTCTTCTAAATTTTTAATGAATAATTGCTGAAAAGATTTAGCTATTTCAAAATATTTTTTTTCTGAATCCTCGACGTCTGAAATGTTAATTTCAGATAGAAGATTATTTCTTATATTCTTAATTTCTTTATCTTCTTCACTTCTTAAAGTGTTGTTGGGTTGTGTGTTATTTTGATGTTGTTCACGTGTTGGTTTGCGTGTTGGTTTGGTTGTTGATTCTTCTTCGTTAGGTTGGTAATCGTCATATTTTACAAGGGTTACAACCGTAAATTTGTTTGTTGAGTTGGTTGTTATTTCGCCTGTTGATTTGAGTTTGCTTATAGCTGTTCTGAATTGTTGCTTAGAAATGCCTATTTTTTTAGGAGTTTCCGAAGTTCCTGTGATGCATTGACCTCTTTGAATTGGGTACTTTTTGTATTCCGTGTACTCCCAGTTTGCAGTTAGAAGCAGGTGCATAAATGTTAACCTAACTGGCACATCATTATACCATTCCCACTCTAGAAGCTTCCGGTGCATTTTTATCCATCCTATCGCCATACTATTTACCTATAAAGATCTTTGATGTCTGTTTTATTCCAGGAGTGACTCAATTCAAGTTCAAGTATTTGCTTTTCTCTCTGTATTGTTGTGATTTTTTCCGAGAGTAACTGTATTGCGTAAGATTGAAGTTTTATAGCTACATCACTTCTAAGTCTGAAACCTATAGCTACAACTTCATTAAGCGTAAACAACTCCTGAATCCTCACTTTACCATCTTTAGCAACATGGCGGGATTTCGCCGGATTGATCAGGCCATCTTGTTTAAGATTCCTAATGTTATCTGCTAAAGTCTTTCTAGGAACTTGATATAATTCGCTTACTTGGCTTCTACTCGCAAAACGTTGAGTGCTATCAACAACTCCAAAATCTTTAAAGATTGATAATTCCCCATCCGTAAAATGAGTGTTAATAAAGGTTCCGCCATGTGCTTTAATATTGCTCATGGATTACTTCTCAAGTTTGATTAATGTTTCGAGTAATTCGCTGCGCTTATAATACCTGCGGTTAGAAATTCCGTAGGCGGTAACTGTACCTTTATTTGTCCAAGTCCAAAGAGTGCTTGAGTTTATTTTCAAGAATTTGCAAGCCTCCTCCCGGGTAAGAAGCTCTTCTGGCTCATTAGGTGCGGATAATGCCTGCTTAATGTGATCGATCAGTTTTTCATCCCGATGATTTAAAACCTCAAGTAACTGATCTGTTGTGAGAAGATTTACTGTTCCTGACATTGCGCTTAGATGTTTAATTTCTATAGCGCAAATTTGAGGGTGTGAGCACGATAATTTAGAAACGTTATCGTGCTAAAATGTGTTGAAAACGTGCTGAAATGTGTTTTTTAAATTATTTCATCTCTAATGCGTTCATATAAGCTTTGGATTTTATTGCCACTACCGCTATGCCTAGAGTCTATTCTGTCAATGCCAATATTATAATTTTCAGTATTAAGAAGTTCTACAAACCTTGTGTTTGAACATATTATCTGAGGTGGCTTATCCTCCTTCATGATCCAGTAAATCCTACTGTAGTTTGCGAGTTTGCTCTTTTTGTCCTTATGGATTTCGTGTAGTTCTTTGAAAATCCAGTAAGCCTTATCATCTAAAAAGACATCCTTATGAGGGTTCTCAATGTATGCTGCATTTCGACTGATGAATTTCAGATATTCATTTGCCGCATAAGTAACCTTTGCATCAATATTTGCCTTTCCTGCTGATTTTTTGTGAAGCTTAATAAGCGCTTTAATTTTAGGGCTTAGCACTTCTTTTTTGTAATGCTCATTTTCCTTTTCAGTATTATTGAGGTTGCTTTCTTTAAAATGATGCTTATATAGTTTATGAAAATCCGCTGTTGTTTCAGCTAGTCTAGTCTGATTCTTTAATACATATTTTTCCTTTTTGACCACATCAAATCTTTCCCCCTTTTGATTTATGTAATAGATCTGTCCGTCTGATTCAAACTTTTCGGGCTCTGGATTATCAGTATAAAACGTGTCAAAGAATCCCTCTCCTTTTTCATTGTAATACAACTCACCGTAGTATCTATCTTCAATAGGAATACTTAAAAACTGCTTTAAAGCATTCTTTTCGTTAATATTTTTTACTCGCTCTTTACTAAATGGACTAGACATACTCTTTCAATTACTGGTTAACAACCTTGTTAAGCTCTTCTAAGTCCTTAATGGAGTTAATCCGGTAAACTTTACCTTGAAACTCTATAAAGCCATTCAGTACGCCCTCGGCACCCGCTACCGGCTTCGTAGAATTGAACAGCTGACGAATATCAACATCTAACACCTCAGCAATTTGTTTTAATAACTCTGGTCGCGGAAAAGATTCACCATTAACAATATTGTAAATAGAGACTGGACTAACGCCTACTGCTTTAGCGAGATCACGTGAGTTTATAGATTGCTCGTCTAATAATTCTTTAATTCTTAATATCTGCATCGTTTCTTATTGTTTAGTACAAATGTATATTAATTAATTAAAACTTTACAAAATATTTGTTATTTATAAAGTATTGCTTTACGTTTGTATCAATAATAATAAGTATCACTTTACACCTATAACTATGAAAACGATTTTTAAATTAGAGAATGCAACCGTAAACGAAATCATTTACAAACAAATGGAGATTCTTTTAAAACTTCAAGATGAAACAGACTATATGCTTAAAGCCTATGAAAAATATTCTTCCAAACCCAAAAAACAGCAATTAGTTAAGTTGAATATTCCAGAAGGACTGGCTATCGATCTTATATACGGTGCGTTGATTCTGTTTGAAAAAGAAACTTTTATTGATGTATCTATGCTTGAATTCTTAGAAAAAACCTTTGACACATTTTCATCTAAAATACATAACACGGATGAGCCAAAACAGGTAATTGATAATATGTATGAGAGCGTATTTCAGAGTCTTCCAGACTTAAAAGAGAACAAACCACATTACCTGAATCAATTCTATGAAGCTTGCGCCTACCTTCATAAATTAAGCGATATTACATATGTTATGACTGGTGATTTTAATTTCAATATACCTTATGATTTGCTTATCATGCTTTCAGATATAGAGGCATCAACTAAACTCATGAATCATTTAAGCACACCTAAAGCTTATAACACTGAGTTTGACAATACTTTTTACAAATGGACTGAGATACTAGAAGAAGAAACCAAAGGTGAAGTTATTCAGAAGCGATTCAAAGAGATGCTGAACACTCACGTTGATAAACTTACACCGACTGCAGTATGCAAAGCGTAAATATTATTATACTGAGTGTAATAGAAAACACGCGTAAAGAATTCTTTAGTAAATTTGGAAAAGATCCGGAAGAGGAAAAAAAGCTTTTTATAAATTGGTACGTCCAAAACAATGAAGCTCCGCTCCGGGTTCTAGTAAATGATTTATCAGATTACTATCTGCATATTTCAGAGCGTCAAATTTTACGATATCTAAATGAATAGAGATAAGAATTTTGTAAAAAAGCGTATCAAAAGAATAGGCCTGTTTTTTGAAATTAAAAAGGCTCAAGGATTAACTTCAAAGGTTGCCATTATTGAAATAGCTCAAGCTTTAAGTATTTCTCGTAGTTTGGTTAATAAGGACCTGGCGAAATACAATAAGAGCCTCAGAAATGAAGAGTAA